TCAGCAAGACCATGTTGACCTGCTCCAAATGGGAAAGGTTTTCCTGCATCACCTAAAAGCATTTCTAGTGTGAAGTTTTTAGATAATTGAGTATTATAAGTAATATCTCCGAAGTCACAACCTGTCATTACTTTTGCTATATTTCTAGGTCCTACTTGAACCGTTTCTATTGTATTTGTTGGTGTATTTCCCATTGGGGTTTCTCCTGCTAATAATGATTGTCTAGATGAAATATTATCAGGTCCTTCTGCTTGCATCGCATAAGACTCTAGTTTTGTTGTTGGTTTTGGTGTGGTGATTGACGGCGAATATCCACTAAAAACTGCAAGTGAAGGTAAATCCGTAACTGCACTCGGATTTGCTAAACCACCATTTAGTCCTAAAGATGAACCGTCTATATTAAATGCACCGGAACTTCTCATATTTGAACTTCCACCTACTAATAAATTAAAGTCTCCAGTAGAATTTGTATTAATAGTAGAAGCCTTTAATGATAATGTAGATAAACTGTTTATACCAATTAAAGTAGCTTTTATATTTAATGAACCTATAACTTCTTGAGTATAGGAACCATTAACTTTTAAAGAGTAATCCCCATTAACTGTATGAGTCATATTACCTTCAACTACTATATTAGCATCACCTATAATTTGAACTTGACATTGACCTCCAACTCTAACGCTCATATCTCCATCAATATTAACGTGACCTGAACCTGAGATATAAACCAAATCATCTTCATCTACTATTACAGTTCTTATACCTTTTACTTTATTGGTTTGATTACTTTTTGAATCAATTTCAGTAAATGTACCGCCCATATGATGAATATTAATTCGTTCTGAACCTTTAGTATCATCCAACTCAATGATATGCCCTGATTCAGTTTGATGAACCATATTGTACGGATATTCTGCATTATATGCCGGTGGGGATTGATCCCATGTTACTCCACTATTAGCAACTGGTATATTTGTATATTGGTCATCGTTCTTTTCATTTATAATTGTTGCAAGTAAATTTTGGCCAGACGCCAATCTAGGAGTATCAGCTTCTCCGTTATGATTTGGTAATGGATATTTACCTGAAGGATCTACAAATCCTAATATACCTGAAGTAGTACCTTTATTCAATACAGCAAAAGGCGAAACTTCGATTTGAGACGAGGCTGCTGAAATTATAGCTTGAGCATTTACAGTTGCAACTTGTGCTTGGTCAGACAATACCTTTGCATTATCTGCCGCCTTTACTGCATCAGTTGTTGCCGTTGCTAAATTTGATGTTGCTGTTGTTACTTGAGCTTTAAGTCCATCTATAACAGTTTTAGGTGAATTTGATGAAATTGCTGCAGACAGTTTACTCTGAGCATCCGATAGCAATGAACTAGCTTTATCTTTTATTGAGTTTAAGTTCAAAGAATTCTGTATAGCAGCTGACGCTTTTGATAGTGCAGTAGAAGCAGCTTGAGATGCATTTTGTATTAAATTTGTAATATCAGTTTTTAACATATTTCCAGCTGCGGTAATATTACCTACAATACCAGAAACATCTGATGTAATATTACTTGCAACACTTGATACATTTTGAGTAACATTTGTACTAATATTAGATATATTCTGATTCAAATTCATTATGTATTCCTGTCAATTGCTGGTACGTTAATATTTTCTTTTGTTGGTACTTCAGATGTGGGTTTACCGCATATTGCAGTATAACCTATCCTATAATATTTTTCACAACTAGTTCCATATGCATCAGTTGAATTATTACCCAATTTTACATATCCGGTTGCACCTGCCAATCCCGCACCTTTAAGATGGGCTGTCATTAATACCCCAGCGGTTTTTTCCGGTGGAGTGATTGAAGATAAACAATCATTTGCACATAATTTATTATAGTTTCTACTTAACATAATATTCATGCAAATTTCTTGTACATCTGAATTTTGTAAAAATAGTTCTTTAGAAGAAACTCCATCTTTTCCTGTCCAATTTAAAGGTTCTGAAACCACTTTTAAATTGTTTTTAATTCTTGCATAAGAACCTTTTACAATATAGCCAACATCTTCTAAAAATGTTGCACCAAATTGATATTTCCCTAAGAATCCTAGATTGTTTTCAGCTGAATATCCTTTAGTTCCGGATTCAGCTTTTGCTATTGTAGCTTTTAATATATCAACTTGTGCTACCGTTAACGTGCCTATTGTATTAGACGCCACAGATGATGTATTAGGTATGACTTTATTATCTATTGCATTTGATAATTGAGTTTGTTGTGATATTTGCCCTTGTACTCCACCAATAGCTCCAATAATAAGAGGTATTTGAAAATCTTCGTCTACAAATATTACAGCAACAGTTGATCCTTGTAAATATCCATTAGCGGAAGTACCTATACCACTCATTGCAGCTGAATTGTTTTGAATAGGAATTGCCCATGGTAATTCGTTTGTAGGTACGTCTGCAACATATTGACTATGAATTCCTAAAACTCTAACTTTATATCTACATGCTCGTTGAGGATCTTCTCCTCTTGCTTCTACTACACCGAAATATACATTCATTTTACTAATATCTCCGACAATGATGCATCTTTTATAACTTCCATATTAATTTCATGTTTTGACATAGTAAATCTATGAGAAATTGCCGTTATTAAGTATTTTCCTGAATATATGTTATCAATAGTATCACTAGAATGCTTATCAGTTGAATCTACCATTTTAAATTTATTAAGTGCAATATTTACAGTCATACCAACACTCAAGTCAGTTCTGCCGTGTATTGTAATGCCTAATTTCCAAGTTTCTAATTGTGCAAGTAATGAAACTCTATTTGCTAAAATTTCTGGAGTTCTATCTGCAACATTTGTAAATAAATTGGTACATACTGGTCTAATAGTATGTTGACCTGAGGATAGAGGTGCAACAAATGTAGTTAATTTGAATTTATCAGTATGAGCTGTTTTTGTAAAATCTCTATCAAATGAATAGTTTGTAACTTTATACGATTTATTGAATAAATCGACTGAATGTACATTATGATTATATGCACCACTAAGCATATTATTTACAAAGTCTGGTGCTGCTATAAATGTCAAATCTTTTATCTCAGCAAACTCTCTATTAATATCTCTAGTTGATGTTCCATCTGGTAATACAGCTCTACTAGGATTTTTGTCAAACACAAATGAAGTAAAAGAAGGTTGATTAATCAGGTTTGTAATTGATTTAAATTTATGACCTTCACATGTTTGATAAAACAAATAATTAGGTGTTACTAATGTGTTATTAGGTAATAATGCTCTACTTGTAACATGATTAATTATCTTAAACGGGCTCCAATATGGACTAACAAATTTTATACTATTATCTGATAAATCTGCGTCAACTAAATCTCGGTTAAAAGTGTCTTTATAAAATTTAGTAATAATATCATGAGTATTCCCGAAGAATGACTTACTGACACGTTGACTAATATCAATATAACCTTCATATGCGATTAAGTCCAATGTGTAATTATTAGATTTATCACCATGTTCACGAATACCAACTTTAGTAATCTGAAAGAAGCATTTTATTGTTTTTAATGAAGGTGTTGCAAATTCCGCATAAATTAATTCTTCTCCGACAATAGGAATAGACTCTATTAAATTTTGGGATTCAACTAAAGCTACATACCCTGTTAATATAGGAGAAAATAAATCTTCATATACAGTGAAGTCAACAAATGCTCCTAATAGATTATATCTTAGGTTTTTATTTTTAGTATCAACCAATTCCAATACTTTAAATTCTACATCACCTGCAGATTGTACACCTGGTGCTAATGAATTTTCCATTATTTACCTAATAGTGAATTGTTGAACATTTGCACGAACATTGCAATATATTCGGGTTTAATAACTTTTATAATTCTTTTCTGGTCATTTAACATTGATTCGTAATCATAATTTGTTATTAATGTAGGGGTTTCACCATAAGTATCAATACAAAATTGATAATCTACATATATACCTTCTGGCATTTTTTCATAGTGATGTGTAACGAATTCGTTACCAACTCCATATTTGGTTGTAATATATGCACTAAGAGCAATATCACTTAAAGGCCATTCGGCTGATAAGTTAGATATACCGTTTATATACAATATAGTCCAATGTAATAATGGGTCATTGTATAAAATTGCAGACAGTTGCTCCGGCTTGGTGTTAGATGTTATTAAATACTCATTACATAATTGAGCTAAATTATCTAGTGAAATATTTAAATTAATACGTTCGGTTAAATCTGGAATTGTTTCAATTATATTCAATGGGTCTGATTTAATAGTATAATCATATGTTATAAGTGAAAAGTTTTTGAAATAACTCATAATTAAAAGCCCTTAACAATCATATCACGGTTTAGAGGTTCCATTTCTTGAAATGTTAGTTCAAGAGATATAGCAACCGGGTTTGGTGTGTCTTTGAATGCAACAAATTCCCCAATAGCAGTATAGTTAATTTCGCAGCTTTTTAATGCACATGTTGCAATTCTGCTTATTGAAGTGTTTTCTGTGTCCATGAATCTAAACTCAATATCGAATTCCGCTGGAGTTATCAATAATGATGAACCTGCACCTGCGTTCAAGTCAGGGTGCATATGAAGCTTGAATTCTTTTAAAATCGCAGTAATTCTATCGCTTTCTATATTAGAACGAGGAATAAAAAGATAAGAGAATTGATGTGAACGGAACTCCATATTCTCAAATAACTGTTCTTGTCGCTTATTAATAACTTTACCAGAAATTTTCGATAAAATTTGAGAAACTTGTTTACCTGATGGAGTTGCTGCTGCTAATGCACCTCCTAATGCATTACCCAATGCAGTTCCTTTACCAGATGCACCACCTTTACTAAGAACAGATTGAGCGACTTTAGATGACATTCCAACAAACGTTGGAGCAGCTGCCATAGCCAATGTTTGCATAGAATCATTGCTACCAGGAGAAATTGCAGCCGCTATAACTGCACCCATTGCACCGATCTCATCGGTGGCTTTATACGATGCGCTATAATTTGCGCGTACTTTTTGTGGCATAGGTAAGCATATGCACTGTTTTAAACGCTTTCTGGTGCTTGTCCAATCGACCATTGGTATATTATTAACTTGACCCAATGTAGTGCCTAATGCCGCATTTGAATATGCCGTTCCTTTATTAACAGTATTAACTACAGTATTACCGGCTGAAACTGCACCATTTATAACAGAAGTTATTGCGCCAGCTGCAACTTTACTAGTTCCAGAACCTGTAGTATTTTGTCCCATTGTAAAATTTTGTTGAGCCAAATTTGATTGTTCGGCTTTTAGTGTTTCATTTATATAGAAAACTGCATAATGAGGGTATTGCGTAGTACCCAATGAATCAATAGGCCATTCAAGTGAATCATAATTAAAAGTAGATGACTTTCCACTTGAATCGAACACTTGTATGTTTCGTGTCAAATTAGTTTGTGCTTTGCATGTGTATGACATAAAATCCTTTGATAAATAATTGCATATTCTTTTATATAGTATTTATCAATGAGTAAATTCTTTCAGGGAACATATGTACCCAAAAATCCAGAAAAGTATGTAGGAAATGTTAATAACATCTCGTTTAGATCTTCGTGGGAAAAGAAGGCAATGGTGTTTTTTGACAATAATCCAGGTATTTTAAAATGGGCAAGTGAAGAGTTGGTGATACCTTATATAAGTCCTGTTGATGGTAGAGAACACAGATACTTTCCCGATTTTATTGTAGTATCAAAAAGCCCCGCAGGTGTTATCAAAAAAATGGTCGTAGAAGTAAAACCTGCCTCACAATGTGAACCTCCAAAAACTAAAAAGAAAACTAAACGAATGATTACTGAAATGAACACTTTCATGGTGAATCAAGCAAAATGGGATGCTGCCAGAACTTGGTGCAGTAGAAATAATATGGAGTTTATAGTTCTTACGGAAGTTGATTTAGGAATAAGATGAGAAGCTTTAAAGAATTTTTAATTGAATATACTCAATTATCTGGTACATATGCCGCAGTAAAACCATCAAAAAATGATTCTAATATTTTGGAGAAATTTATATCTGATAATAATATCCCAAATCCAGAACCAATTGATAAATTACATGCAACCATTTTGTATAGTAGAAAGCCTCTACCTTCATATAAACCTGACCCTAAATTAACACATTTGGCATTGGTTGATAAACTTGAAATATGGCCTACAAAATCTGGAAAGAATTGTTTGGTACTTAAATTGAAGTCTGACGATTTATCTAAAAGACATTTATATCTCATGAAT